GAAGAGCAGCGGCAGCACCACGCCGATGCGCAGCGCCTTGCGCCATGAGATGTCCTGACCGAGGATACGGCTGTAGAACTCCGAACGGGAGTCGAGTTCCCGGTTGATTACCCGCACCGCTTTTCGTAGGGGTGCCACCACGTCGACGCGCTGCTGCTCCTGCAGCACCTGGTCGAATCTGATTGTTGTCTGTTGCATAATGCTATTACGTTTAGCTGTACAGGGATCCGCCCTGTGCGGTTTCCCATGGTGGGAATATATTCTTCCCATGGCGGGAACGTTCTGTTCCCATGGTGGGAGTGCCCTGGAAAAGGGGGAGAGTGCAAGGTCTGTGCCAACAGCTCCTTCATCATCGCTGCATGAAGGCATCTCCCCCATGGAGAAGAAGGCGGGCCAAGCTTTGGAACGCTGCACCCCTGCGGGTGTTCTGAATATACCACTCTGCCTTGCGGCGAGGGTCGCCTTCCCCTATAGGACAGAGAAAGCGGCAGCCTTCCCTGTCGCTAAACGTAATAGACTTCGCACAAGGGCTTATTCTACTGGGTGGCCACCGCTATTGGTGTAGTGAGACCTCTGGCAGGTCTCTTGAAGTAAGAGCATAAAAAATGCCCGATCGGATGTTCGGACGTCTTTCACCGCCCCTGGAGCGAAACCGCTCTATTACGTTTAGCGATGGCAAAAATATGAAAAAAAATCCGAATCTGCAAAAAAGTTAACGTTATTTAAATAAATAACATAACAAAAAGTTTGTTGTATATTTGCAGAAGAAAAAGAAATGGAATTGGATTATTAATAAAAAGAAAGCTATGGATTTTAAGGATTCACTCAGGCAGCTGGCGGACAGGATCGTGCAGCTGCGGGATGGCATCCAGACCGAGGAAGCCACGAAAAACGCTTTTATCATGCCGTTCATTAATGCACTGGGATATGATGTGTTCAACCCTCTGGAAGTCGTTCCGGAGATGGACTGCGACCTGGTGAAGAAGAAGGGAGAGAAGATAGACTACTCCATCATGAAGGACGGACAGCCCATCATGTTGATCGAATGCAAGCACTGGAAGCAGGATCTCCGGCTTCACGATACGCAGCTGAAGAAATACTTCGTAGCCTCAAAGGCGAAGTTCGGTGTCTTGACGAACGGTGTGAGGTATCTTTTCTATACCGACCTTGAGGATCAGAACATCATGGATGAGAAACCCTTCCTCGATGTTGATCTTACAGACCTTAAGGATTATCAGATCGAGGAGCTCAAGAAGTTCCACAAGTCCTATTTCGACATCGACAACATCCTCTCCAGTGCCAGTGAGCTGAAATACGCCCAGCAGCTGAAGATCATCTTTGCCACGGAAATCGTAAACCCGACACCCGAGATCGTCAAGTACTTCGCGAAGAAGGTGTACGACGGCCCTGTGACCGCCAAGGTGCAGGAGCAGTTCACGGATCTTGTGAAGCGGGCCATCAGCAGTTATATCAATGAGCAGATATCGAACAGGCTGAAGACCGCACTGAAGACCGAGGAGCATTCCGAAGAAGTGGAGAGTAACCAGCAGGATGCACAGGATGCACAGCCCGAGAATGACGGAATCGTCACCACTCAGGAGGAACTCGACGGGTTCGCAATCGTGAAGGCCATGGTGCGAAAGGTCGTCAACCTCGACCGCGTTGCTCATCGTGACACGCAGTCGTATTTTGGGATCCTGCTCGATGACAATAACCGTAAGCCTATCTGCAGGCTATGCTTCAACAGCAAGTCGAAGAAGTATCTGATCACCTTCGACAAGGACAGGAAGGAGATCCGGCACGACATTACAAGCCTCAACGATATCTACAAATACGAGAAGGAACTTTGCGATATCATCAAGATGTACGACGCGAAATAAAGGATAAGAAACGAGGAGAGAACTAAAAAGTTCTCTCCTCTATCTTTCCGTTTCGTAATGGCTATTTACCTATTAGTTCCGATCCTGCAGGTGTTTGTTTTACGTGGGATGCGCAGGCGCTGTCTTCAGAGTCCCACATGAAGACCCAACCTTTAAGAACGTTCGGGAACACCATCACTCTGTTGTGGTTCCAAATTTATAGTGCAAAGGTATGAAAAAATCCCGTAACCTCCAAGAGATTCCGGGATTTTTTATAAAAAGGTATCAAAAAAGCAAAAGAGGCATGTACCAATGTAGGACAGGATGTAATAGATCATTTTATTGACGTCAATAAAAAGGTTGAGGTGGGTAGTGGTAAAAAGCAAAAGAGACGTGCTGTGCATCACATATATGCGTTGTATTTGTGGCGTTTCAACCTCGCCGATGCTTCTCGCGGAGTGTCACCCTTACGGGACAGCACGCTTTATCAAAGATCCTAAATATTGCTGTGGCAAAGGTATGAAAAAATCCCGTAACCTCCAAGAGATTTCGGGAAAAACGAATGCAAAGAAAAAGGGACGCCCGGCTGGCATCCCTCAAGGAACAATAACGATACATGTCGAACAATAACAATACATGTCAGGTCTCGACGAATCCGTGCTCGATCAGATCGCCCAGGAACGTCTCCGGAGTGTCCGTTCGTATCCTGTAGCCCTCGAGCTGCTCCAGCCGGATGGCGAAGCGTTCCATGTATTCAGTGTCGGTACCGCCGAAGTCGAAGCGCGACCCCTCATGCAGTTCCCGGACAAACTCCTGTGGAGTGGCGGCGACTATGGTGTCACCGCCCTTGATTCTGTAGGTTCTTTTCATGCTGTCAGCTTTCTTGTTCTTATCTTGAAATACAGTTTTTCGCTGTCCGTAAGGAAGGGGATGCCCGAAAGCGTCGTGCGCTGGTGCACCAGCCCCTGCTGTGCAAAGGTAATCATTTTTTCGAGAAAATGAACCCAAGCGGACATTTTTGTGAAGTTCGTCGTTCCTCCGTGCTGGCGGAACTCCACCGTCTGGTGTCTTACGTATGACTCGAGGTTCACCTTGTGGTAGCGGTCGTTGCGGAACACCCTGCGCAGGTCTGTAATCGTCCGTGCCCTGCGGATGGAGTCCTCGCTGATGCCTGAAAGCGTCTTGCAGTACCGGTTGTTGCGGCGTGAGCGCGGCATGAACCCGTCGATGATACTCTCCAGCCTCTTGTAAGTGATGGCCAGGTTGCGCCAAGTCTGGATATCGAAGTCAGCAGCATCCATGTGGATGTGGAGCCCGCAGCTCTCGTTCACCTTTACGTTGCAGAGGTCAAGCACCCAGCACACCTTCTCCAGTTCCTCAAGTCCCTGCTCCCCGTGGAGGATGGGGCTCACCAGTTCGAAGGTCTGTGTTCCCGTGAGGCTTCCGTCGGTGACCAGCTTCCAGTGGTCGCGGTAGTCGTTGTGGTTGTAGCCCTCTACCGCCACGCTGATTCCTGCCTGTCGGAGCTCAGAGGCCAGTTTCTCCCTCGTGCAGTTGTAGGCCTCGATCTCGATGCCGAAGTTGCGGTTGAAGGTATAGTCCAGTTCGGGAATGACTGTCTCTGCAGCGGCAACGGCCTCGCGCATCATCCTCGCGTAGACGTTCTGTACGAAACCGTAGTTTCCGTTTGTTACAAGGTCGGCCACCTGGCGGCGTGTAAGGCCGAGGCCGAGAAGCTGCTGGATCTTTGCCGTCTTGGTGCCGGCTGAGTTCAGGATCTGTTGAATTTGCTCGTTCATAACTGCTTGTTTTTAATTGTTATTGTTCCTTTTTTACAGAAGCAAAGATAACACAATAATACAAGACGCGCAAGTTATAACGAGTTTATTATCAGCGGTTTAGAATAGTTTAGCTAGTGATTAAAAAACTAAATTGCAGATCTACACACACCGGCAATACGGTACGTTGGCTGCAGTGGCAAGGCCGAAGACGAGCAAGTCGGCCAGGAACTCACCGGCATTGGTGCTCCGCAGGACCACGCCATTGGATGACTCCATCTTCTCAGCAAACAGGGAGATGAAGGTCGCATCGGTGATCCTGCTGTATTTGCTGGCCACCCTGAGCTTGTGAGCGAATTCCCCGGCACTGGAGGCGTATATGGTGATGCCGTTGATGAGCGTGTATCGAATCATGACGCTTCAGTTCTTTCTTTGTCTATAGAAGGAGAACGCGACAACTGCAGCGAAGACAGCCAGGATGGCCAGCACGATTTCTCCGAACTTCACCTTCGCCCGCTGCCATACGGTGAGTTTCGCAGGTACCACCTTGATGACAGGCACAGAGTCGTGAACCATTACCGTGTCGGATCTCGACCGCTGAAGGCTGCTCATCTCCTGGCGCAGCCTGTCGATCTCCACCAGGTATGCTGATTTCATCCCGCTTATCTGGATACCAAGCTTCGCCAGTGCCGCACTGTCAACCTCCCTGATGGTGGTGGTCGTGTTGCTGATGAACGAATCGCGCTGATGCACGGTGTCGTGTGAA